ATCATGGTCTCGGCCTGAAACTTGACGAGAGCCTCGCTAAGGAGCGGGTGGTAGACGCCGGAGGCACCGGGCCACGGCTCCGTACGGTCTTCCATTTTCAACCCGAGGAGCTCTAGGCCGTCTACGTAAGTCTGTATCCAGTCCTTCCGCGAGGAGATGTCGTCCTCGAAGTCGGCAAGGAGGTCGGAGACAAGGGTAGAGAGGACGCTCTCGTCGAGCACTTCCGCGAGGTTGTCGTTAAACCCGTCGTCCTCTTCGTCTTCCTCTTCCTCTTCCTCAGGCTCTTCGCCTTCGTCCTCTAGCTCGATGACGACGTCGTCGCCATCCTCTTCGGGGGTGTCGGCAGACATCCCCAGCGGGGCCCGGTTCAAGCTCTTGTCAACGTTAGTGGACATCAGGAGGCCCTTTCTTTTTTCATTCTATCTGCGGCGCGTTCCGTAGCCGTCATGGCGTCTCGCTTCCTGCCCTTGGGGGTAAGCTTGTTGTTCTTCGCCATGTCCCCCCGCTTCTTTAGCAGGGCTATAGCCATGCCTTCGTCACCTACCTGCGAAGCGAGCCTCTTTACGAGGACGCCTCTGCCTTTGAACTTTCCGATCTGCTTAGGTGTTTTCACCTAGTAGTACCCCTTGGTACGCACGGATTTAAAGTAAGTGGGCTCGTCTGGGGCGTCTAGATTAGTTGTTATATACCCGCCTTTACGGAACCGCATCAGGGCCATGGAGACGCTATCGACGAAGTCGTCGTGCTCGCCACCCGGAAAAGACGCTACTTCCTCTACTACTTCCTCCGCCCAGTGGGTGTTCGGCACCCACACGCGCCCAGAAGCAAAAAGGTCGGAGACGGCGTTCAAACGGGAGATTTTGTCGTTACCCTTGGTCGGGGTGAACTCCTGCACGGGGATGCCCATGGCCCGCATCTCGTAGATCAGCGGAGCCCCTGAAGCCTTTTTCTCGATTATGACGCCGTCGGGCTCCCAGTCCCTGTACTGCTCTATCGCTACCTGCTTCAGCCTCGGAAACTCCATGCGCTCCCGGAAAGCGTTGAGCAGGATGATGTTTGCCTGCAGGATACCTGTGCCGTCGGGGTGGTAGAACACCCCCCAAGTGGTTAAGGCCGAATAATCGGCCCTCTGGCTCTTCTCGAAGGCCGTATCCCACGACATAAGCACGAACTCGCACTTGGGCGGGTCCTCGGACTCCCATATCTGCCACCATTCGCGCTTAACGATGGCCGACGCCTCGCTCGTCGGGTTCTGCTGGTACTGAGCCATCCATTTCGAGTTAGGAAGCTCCTCTTTAAGCGCAGTTAGCTCCTCCACAGGCCAAAATTCAGGCCAGAGGGGGTTCCCGGACGGCAGGATGGCAGGGAACTCGATCACTTCCCACTCCTCGCCGCCCCTTTGCGTAGCCGCTTTGAGCACCTGACCTGTAAGGTCCCGTTTCGACCAGCGTGTCATGACCATGACGATAGCCGCACCGGGCTGGAGGCGCTGCCGGGGGCCTGAAGTGTACCATTCGTACACCTTATCGTAGATTTCCGGGCTGTTTTCGGCCTGCGCGGCCTCCTGCTCGGAGTGCGGATCGTCAATGATGAACAGATCGGCACCCTTACCGGTAACCGTACCGCCTACACCGATGGCGAAGTAGTCGCCTCCCTTGGAAGTGTTCCACCTACCAGCGGCTTTGGAGTCGGTGCTTAGAAGCAAGCTGGGGAAAAGCCGCTTGTAGTCGTCGGTATCTACAAGATTCCTGACCTTTCGACCAAAGCCGACGGCTAGTTCCGCTGTATTGCTTGTTTGAATCACCTTCTTGTCGGGGAAGCGCCCGAGGAACCACGCAGGGAGTAGGAAGGAGGCAAACTCACTCTTGGTATGCCGGGGCGGCATGTTGATTATAAGTCTTTTACAGGTGCCGTTTGCTACCCGCTCGAATGCGTCCGCCATCCGCTCGTGGTGCCGCCCACCAATGAAGTTAGGCCACATGGCCTTTACGAAAGGAAGAAAGCGCGTCTGAGCAAGCTTGTTTGCGCGCAGCGTCTCCAGCTTGTCGAGCTCCGCAAGGAGCAACTCCTGCTCGGAAAGAGAAAGCAGTGGCAGGATGCGCGGGATATCCTGCAGGGTGGCCTCGTCCATGATCCTACTCAAAGGGTTCTCCAGCTTCGGCTTCGGCTTCGGCTTCGAACTCTGTGAGCAGCATGGATACCCCTAGTTCCTCATCCAGAGTGGCGTAGACGGGGGTAACATCCACGATATTTGCGTTAATAAGTCTCTTAACTCTGTCCTTGATTGCGTTCTCGAGGTCTTCGGGGGTTTTGTAGTTGATGGTTAGCTCGCTGCGCTCGGTGAACAGGCCGATATCGCTGTGCTTGCCAAGGAGCTCTAGGGCACGGAGCTCAAATTTGGGGTCGCCGCAGTTGGCCAGCTCCAGCAGCTTGTTAGTCACCGCCGAACGGACCGAGGCGACATCAAGGGCAAGGCGGGAGGCGTACTCCCGCAGGAAAGAAGCGGCGGCGTAGGCAACGGGGAGCCCCTTCAACGGGGTCGCGTTCTCCGCGGCAAGCGCATCCCGCAGGAGAGCGGCTTGGCCATGCCTAGAGTTGGAATCTTTCATGCCTAGGTCCGCCCCAAGGGCGACCTGTAGCTCGGCGGTGTTCCCCGCCACCGATACTTCTTCCATAAATGTACCCGGGGATTCATCAACCATGTTGTACGGCATGGGGTGCTCTCTAGTCGGGCGCACCTTCACTATAGGCATGTCAAGCTTGCTCCGCTTGTTGAACAGCGGGCATCGCCCGCTGAGCAGCGGACATCGCCCGCTAAGACGCGCACAGTACACGAGAAGTAAAGGGGGTTAAACCCCCTAGGGAGTTTGGGGGGTACCCCCCGGGGGTCTTTGAAAAATATATACCCCCCGGGGGTCTTTGCGTGACACGTTAAGGGGGTGGGTTCTAAAATGTGCTCATCGTGTGTGTCGGTTACTAAGATAGGAAGGGGGGGGCCAAAATTTTTTTCTGGGGGGCCGGGGTCCGGTAGGGGTCTGGCGTGGGGGAAAGCAAGCCCCATGGGGTCGTCGGATTTGACAATGTAAGCAAATTGTGACACTATATGTAGGTCGGATCATTCGGTCCGATAGCATCTGGCCTAAGCAATCTTAGGTTGGAACAATGAAAGCCAAACACACTATGACCACTCTTAACAATATCGGTCACAATTCGGGCGAGCGGGCCGATCTTAAGGCAATCACAAGCGACGCTATCGCATCATACGTCCGGGACACTATCGCGGCCGGTGGGAGCTTGGCGGCGCTGGCGGCGGCGATCACGGCGGAATTGGGCGCATGGTATGCATTCACCTTCTATGCATCCAACAAGCGCACTAGCGGCGCATGGCGCGCGACCGCCAAGATGGCGCGTTTCCATACCATCGTGGACACCATTTATGCGGCCTATGCCTCGCAAAATAAAACGAACCCGTCGGTCGCATTGCGCGCATTACGGGATTACGCGGAACGTACGGCTAAGGCGGAAAAGGTCGCGTCCACTAAGGCGGCTGTTGAAGCCAAGCTCGCCAAGCTTACCCCGCCGCTACTCCTGCCAAGCCGACAAAGGATCAACGCCATATGGCCATGGTCCAGAAACAAGTAGCGGCCCTGTACAAGTCAGTCGACGGGGAGAAGAGTACAGCGCTGTACATGCTGATTGGCTGTGCTCTCGCGCCCATGGTTAAGGCGGATGCTACTGGCGAAACGATCCTCTCCGAGATGATCGCGAACCTATCCACATTGCAGGACGACTTGGCCAAAGCCAAGCGCGCCCGCAAGTAAACCCTAGGCGGCCCCGCAAGGGGCCGCCGCTTCTTTGAAGGATATGCTGAAGTGAACATTCCCGAACTCTTAGCGGACGCCGCATTCCTCTTTTTCCTAGTAACCATGCTTTTCCTGTATATCTTCGTTGCCTAGACAGACTTGTATATCTTCCCCGGATGCTTCGGCATCCGGGGTTTTTTTTGCCTGCCGCTTAGCCTA